GTCTCAAGATCCTGTTTTAGGTGGCGGGCACCAAATAACAGGGTTGGATCGTCATCAATAGCCTGGGCAAGAGTCTTGGTGCCATCAATCAAGCACTTGGCAACCGCTTTTCGGTGCTCCTTCCGAGCATTGACCTTCTCCTTCCAGTCGATGTCTCCGAACTCAAGAATGTCTCCATCCTTCTTGATGTATTTGACCACGTCATCAATATTTCGGCACTTCTGGTAATCGCCGTGATAGACCGTGTCACCGACCTGAAGGTCCCAGAATCGAGGATCTCTACAATCGTAGGCACTCTTGAGGAGAATGAAAACGTGGATATGAGGCTTGCCATCCTCATGCTTCTCCGAAGCCACGACCATACCCCTCACAGGTTTCCTATCCTTTAGCAACTCCAAAGCTAAAGTCTTGCCCACTGGGCACTGTGGGTAGGTTAGGAACCAGGATTTAGAAGCAATCCTGAACTTGTTCCCTCCAAGCTTCGCAAGGAGAGGATCGCATTTAGCTGTAGTCAACTCCGCTGAAATCTCACAGTCCATTTTTAATTTATTATTATAAAATGAACGATTGATCGGTTAAATATAAATTTTAACCAATCAATTTAAACTTGGCAAAGTTGTGCCAACTTTGCCAAGTTCCTCCGGGTAATACTAGAGCCTTCGGCTCACCGGAGGAACTTGGAAGGGGCTCATGGAGACAATCTGCGATGCATAAGAGCTTCCAAACCTGGTTCCAACGAAGGCACTTAGCCTGGCCTACCGGGCTCGTGGCCGTTGCGGTCGGCCCCCCTCCCTTCACTACGAGCCTTCCGGCCCCCAGGTGGCTAAAAAGGTGGCGCCAAAATTTAAATAATTGAATTTTTCAAATTAATTATCTGTTATCAGGGAACTCAGGGGTAGCACCCGTGTAGACGTAGTTGAGGTACTGAGTAGAAGGCATCTGATTGCGGTACGTGAAGTGCTGGTCACACGTGAGGGATGCACGGATATCCCAGTTGTTTGAATCGCTGGCTTTCGCCCACCGATAGGCAATAAGAAGCACTTGTTGGTCAGCCATAAGAGAACCTGGATAAGTAATCCGAGTCGACTGATCCTGGATATTGGGGCCTGACGAAGCATTGGTGACTTGCGAGTCCCCACGAATATTGAATCCGACATGCTTAAAAGGATCAACCTTGAAGTTGAAGGTCTGAAGACCTGAAGATCCATCTGCAGTAAGCAAGAGGTTCTTAGTGCCAGGCATACCTGTCATCATGGCGTAGTAATCGACGCCCGAGAAGAATGTCGCATAGTCAGTAGAGGTATGTTGGATGCCACTGTCCTTACGCAACCAAGTAAGAGGGACAATGCCCAAAGCAATCTGGACAGTAGTAACAGCAGGGGTAGCAGTACTGACTGCCAAAGAATCCAATATAAAGGAGCCCCTTATATAGGTCATCTCGTATTCGAACTCCTGGTAAATGCCACAGAGATCGAAATGGCTAGTATTGTGCCAATAAGCATCAAGATTGGGATTGACCACGTCCTTTTTTGTCTTGAGAGACATATCAGTGAGAAGAAGAAACTGATAGGACTGATAGACGAGACCGGCAGTTTGAGACATACCGGACACGTTAGTAGGGTCGTAGCGAGGGTCAGACTGGAAGGTCTGCCTAACTCCCATACTGGCTGGCATAGGTCCAAAGATCTTAGACCTGCCTGCGAACCAATCCTTCGGGTTGTTTGTGATATTCCGCTTGACTAAGGAAGTCGTTTTGCGTTTGTATGCTCCACCACGCTTGGAGGCTAGTGCTTTCCGCACCTTAGCGAGTAATGCCTTTCCCTTTGCCATTTAATTATAAATGAGGTCGGTTACTCTTTTTGTTGATAATCAACCAATCAAATTAAAGATAAATTTAATTTACTTAATGGAGAATTGGCTGGGCCTGGTAATCATCATTTTGTTGAAAGTGATGATCTACATGCTTTTCAAGAATCAAAGAGACCGTAATAATTTAATTGAACATTAATTATCTTGTGTTGGGTACTCGTGGGTTCCCCATCTGCGCTCCAACTGTGGCTCCTGGGGGTCCACGATCTGGTTGCCCCACAATCCCAAGGTTTTGTCAACCATATGAATAATTTTGAACCTTCTGAGGATAGCTTCAAGTAGGATCTCATCTTCTCCGAAGATATCCTTGGGGTGATAGTTAGAGGTAATAAAGAACCTCTCATGGCACAAGGAGACCTGGGCTCCTTTCACCTCCCCAGTACATCCGTACCGATCAGCCCATATCTTGAGATAGTGGCTTAAACAGTCTCCTTTTTTGTCAAAGTCGTCGATTAAAATAGCCTTCTGGCCAATGTAGCCGTCAAACCACTTGTTTTGAGACTTGAGGTACAGACTCTTCTCCTCCTGTCGAACAAGCCGGGATTTGCCAACTCCCGGGGGTCCGTATATCCAAATACCCCTTACATCTGAAGCTTCTAGGGGTTGGATCTTTGCCTGATGATAGGTCTCAAGATCCTGTTTTAGGTGGCGGGCACCAAATAACAGGGTTGGATCGTCATCAATAGCCTGGGCAAGAGTCTTGGTGCCATCAATCAAGCACTTGGCAACCGCTTTTCGGTGCTCCT